CTACACATAGACCCGGCCGACAACCGGCCGGCGCGCTCTGGTCAGCACGTACTTCCAGCCGTTTCGGTTGAGCCACGCAATCTGACCGGACGGGATCATGTAGCCGGTGATCGCCGCCAGCTCTTCCTGCGCAAGTGTTTCGCTTTGAATTTCCATGTGGTGTCCTTGCCGCACTGGGCGACAGAAGGTGTGTAAGGTTGGTTATGCCGACCGGCGCCCGTTCTCTTTCTGGCGCTCTAAGTCGATCTGCTCGTAGAGGGCATCGACTCTTTTGCTTTTTCTGTCGATAGCCTCTGAGCGCTTAAGGTGGTCTGACATGGCTTTGTTGTAGGGGCTCATCAGATCAAGGAGCCGCATTTTTTCTGCAGAGTCGCTCGACTCGTTGAATTTGGCGGCCAGCCGGTCGCGCTCCTTGAAATCAAACCCGTCGAGCGCGCGGTTTTCTTTCTGCATATCGTCAAGGACTTCGGCTGATTGCCGCTGCCAACGGAGATACAAAAAATCGCTCCGCTTGGGCTGCAGATAGATCTGGCTTCTGATCCACGCCACCAGATCTTCCTTCGTCATTTCGTCTAGGACGTCTTTGGCAGTCGTTTTTTTCATGCAGGAATACCTCGCCCGCCGCTCACCGGCATGAAGCGGAAGTGGTCCGGCAACGCTTTTTTGGTTTCTTCAGGCATTACGTCGTCCTTGCCGTTATAGCGGCTGCGATAAAAGTGAAATGGACAGTTACAACATTGCTGGAAGATCGCTATAGTTCTAAGGCTAATGAGTACGAGGATCTGCATTTGATTAATTTCTTTCTTAAAGAAAGCGTGATTGTTTCTACGCTTTCTATATTGGCTTTTGTGGCTGCATTTTTGTTCGAGTGCGGTTATGCAGACGCCTTTGGCTATGACTATGTGTTTATAGTGATAGATTTGAAAATAATGGTCATATCGATGGTGTGCGTAGCGATAGTTTCCTTTCCGCTTGGACTTTATTTTTGGGTGTTTTTTTCTTTTGGATTTAGAAAGAAGAAAGAGCAGAGACTGATTGCTGTGCAAATGATTTTGCCTATTCCAGTTTTAATTTTTCTCTATATGTCGGGCTTTGACTCAATAATCATGTTTTGGCTTCTATGTATGGCATTTTTTTTAGCTTTTGTAACTTTTCTTAGAGTGCTTTTCAAAGCGAGGAAGTTAGGGTGGCAGGAGGCAATGAGTCATATAGCCACCGCAGAGGGCATTAAGGAATTTGAAGGTCCTCGTCCTAAAGTTAGGGAGCCAAGGGTGATCGATAAAGTCATTGGATACTGCGTTGTTTTGGTGATTCTAATGGCGCTTGGGCTAATGGTTCGAGGCATCGGGAGTGCGGTTGCCCACTGGAAAAGCAATTATCAGACCTTTGTTTTGAATGGAGAAGAAGTTGCAATTATTGCTGCTTATGGTGAGCGAATTATTGTTGGCGGTGTCACAGGTGACCAATTTAATACCAGAATAACTATAGTGCCCAAGGACTCTGAAAAACTAATTGATCTGAAGAATGCATATTTTACCAATTTCCTCTCCCGGCCTTTTAATTTGCGATGAGTTGGCTGTGCTAAGTACTGCTAAGTGATTGCAGCGCTAGTAGGGTGAGGTGGGCGCGTGCGATGAGCCATGCGGCAACTGCCTAGCTGGAGACTAGGTGCCATAAAATTGATCACGAAGGGAACTTGCCGTGCCGTCCCCGGTAAGTGAAGGGAAGGGCATTCAGGCGATTAGTGATAGCGAGAGTGCGTCTTCGTCGCCGTGTGCGATTCCGGCGTGAAGGTCAACCTCGCTCCCGGCGAGCATCCCGGCGATTTGGGCGTTCAGATCCAACTCCACTGACTTTCTTTTCCTGGATTGTCGTATGTCTTGGGTAGAGAGATATTCGCTGATCAGAGCCTTGTCCTGAGCTTGAACTGCGACGAGGTGTTGGCCGGTGGCGGGATGCTCGAGCGCATCTTCGTCGCCTTGAGGCACAAGCGCTTTCAGCTTCGACTGAACCTCCCAAACCCACGCCAGTGCAAAGTGATCGCCGGCAGTTTCTGCCGAATACTTACTGCGATGAACTCCGGATCTGACCGCAGAGCAATAGGCCTTCCGGGCCTGGGTTAGCTTGGTGTGCAGAGCCTCGTACGCGTAAAGGGCGATGTTCTGAGCGGGAGATACTCCGACGAATGTTGCGCACTCGATGACCTGGCCTTTCGCAGAGCTCCACGTCCTGCGCCGTAGGGTTGTGCAGCTGAATGCTTCTGCTACAGCGACGCTGAGTTGCTGATCCCACGCTGGTCGCCGCTTGGTGCGGAAGAGGGCGGACTCAACTTCACCGACATCGCTCAACTTCACATCCATTTCGGTCAGCCGGTACTCCCGCATCAGTGCCTGGGCCTGTCGGAGCGCAGTGGCAGCTTCGTTCTCGTTTGCGCTCTGCGCCAGTGCCAGGCAGTGCTTGATCTTGCGGATAGCACGCTCGAGCTTCTTTTCGTCAATCTGTTGTGCGGACATAGGGGATCCTCTCCAGCTGGCGTGATACGGGAAATGGGTTGATGATTTGTACTCAGCAAAAACCTGACGGTGACTGCGATGAGCACGAAAACCGATGTTGAAGCGATACGCCTGATCGGCGATGAGGTTGTCCGGCTGCTCAGCCTTCCTGATGAAGCGCTGGAAGCCGAGGCGCGTCAGGGGCTTAACCTGATCGCCGACCTGGCCCGGTGGCGTGACCTAGCTGGGCTATCTGATACTGAGCCTTCTGGAAGATTTCGTTGATACGCCAAACATATGCGCAGTTATGGTTCATAGATTATCTCCAGTCAGGCGCCGCCTTCCGTGACGGGATTCGCCGCGTGGGTGGTGGCAATTTGATTTTTAGTAGATCATTGCAGTTCTAGGGGCTGTTTTCGGTTGGACGCGTACCGGAATAGTCAATGCAGGAAGCACAATCTTATGGAGATAACGATTCCTATGACGAATAATGTAGCTAACCAGATTCGTAAGAATCTTGGTCTCGGTGAAGATCCTGTAGTTAGAAACCAGTGGTTCAATAATCAAGACATAACCGTGGATGGTTGGCACTTTGTTTCATGCAGGTTTGACAATTGCAGAATTACAATTTGCTCCGCTAAGTTTAAGATGGAAAATTGCTTTATTGACGAAAAAAGTTTGATCGTTATTAATGATGAGGCTTCTAATATTGTTCGCATGTTTCATTTGCGAAATAAGTTTATGGCCCAAAATTATCCATTTTATGCACCAAAACATAACGACGATGGTACTTTTTCTGTTGGGGTGAATAATTGAGCTTTTCTGGGGGGGTACAAGCCGAAATAAAAGTCTCGCCTCAAAAAAGTCAGATATTTATCGCAATCAGTGCCATTGCTTCGGCTTGTTCTTTACTCGCGTGCTTTGCTTTTTTGTGGACTGGCAGAGAACGATGGGAAATACCTCTATATGCGGCTGCGGCTGCCGGGCTAGTGGCTTTTATATGCTGGCTTATCTCCCATAGAAATTCTGATCTGTCAGGGGGGGCTCCGACGGAGATTAAAATTTCTCCAGAGCAACTATCAGTAACGATTGATCCGCGTGCAGATCTTAATAAGAATATTTTGCAGGGAGTATCGGACTATATAAATACTATCGTAAGCCGTCAGCCTCTTCCGATATCAAGCGGAGTTGTGAATGCTGATGGAACTATCGTTAAGGATTCAGGAGCTGCAGCTGAGGTTGAAGTGAATAGGCTCAACCAAATCGCGGCAGCCCAATTACAACAAGTTATTAAGTTATTTGGAGTCCAAAAGAAAGATTCAGCTCTCTCAGATCAGGAGTTTATAGAACCTCCAAACTATACGGGTGAAGAGCCGCTTGGTAAGTAGTCGTGCCCCAGTGCTCCCGTAAAGCTGATGCGGTTCACTTGTGTAATCAAGTAGGCGCGTTTCGTTTCCGTGCCCATGTGCTGCGCTGACTTGATGACGTTCATGTCTTTGTCTGCCAGGGCATTCTGGCGCGTTGCCAGCTCGTTGCCAGCTCATTGCGTTCGAGGCGCAGTGTGCTGCTGTGCTAGTTACCGAATATCGCCCCGCTCTTAGAGAAGACGCCCGGCGCAAACGGTTCGACTTTCTTGCTGGTGCCGAAGAAGGCATCCAACTGCTGGCTCAGTTTGTCGATCAACTGGTCCCTGGGGTGTGCAAATGGAGCGCCGGTCATGTTCGATCACCCGCCGGTATGCTCTTTACGCTGCTGGCGGGATTCCAGTTCTTGCGCATAATTCACCGCCTCCTTGTAGCTGAAGCGGAAGCCCCGGACCTTGCCGGTTCTCAGCTCCACGATGTGGTAAGCCTTTTCACTTTTGGGCGTGACCTGGTAGCGAATCCTCTGCACGGGCGGTTCCTTGCCGATCATTGAGTAGAACTCGGCGGTGGCGACGATTGCGCGTAGACGCATGGCTGCAATTTCTGCGGAGCGCTGTTGAATTGATGGATGCATGGTTGATCACTCAGTGAGTTGCGTTTATTCGTCAGCAACCTGACCGCCTGCTGGCTTCCGTTAGGCGAAGGGGAGAGTGCTGACGGATAAAGGCGAGGCGTAAAAAAGCCCAGTCGAAACCGGGCTTTTCCTCTTTACGTAATGAGCCAGCGGAGTCATTTATGCTGCGTTGGTATTTGTGCTTTTATATGGCAGCCAATCCTTCGTTGCACCCTTGCTGGTCAGGCAGTGGCTACCTTGTGATTTATGCGAGCAATACCGGCTGTTCGGCGCGGCGCACCATCCTGACCTCTGCTGTACGGCGTTCTGGCACCCGGCGATCACGCCGCATTGATTCATCGCCGATCATTGCGTGCATGGCTATGAGGGCCGCCAGGGCGAAGCACATCGGCGAGATGATCTGGCGGCGCATAGCCTCAGCAATCATCGCGGTCTGTCGGGTCACCCCGAGCTTGAACATGGCGCAGGAAAGGCGCTTGGCCACGGTGCAGGCCGCCACGCCGTGCAGCCTGGCTATTTCCTTTGCCGTCTTGCCCTGGGCAGCGGACAGCAAGTACTGAAGTTCTCGCGGCGCAAGACCACGGCCGAGATGACCCTTCCATGCGCCGTTAACGATTGTTGCTTCCATCGTTGTGACTCCCTGTTGTTTTCCCGCTGCACCCGTCACCAGGTGCATCAGTGAAAATGTCCGTTGCGAGCTCAAATGAACCGGGTTTTTTTTGTTTTTTGAAGGAGGGTACGAAGCAAGATTGGCTTTGCTTTTGCTGGAAAGAAACCAAGCCCCGCGCTCTGTTTGAGTATCGATAAAGTTTCATCAAGTGCCGCCAATTGCGTTCCGACCAGCCGGTAATGAAAACCTTTCGATCTTCGAATCGATCTGCCTCTTCGATAATTTGACTCAAGTACGACATAGTGATGGCCTTATGGTTGAGGTAGCGCGCTTGTTGCGCCGAGAGCAGGGATTGTTGATGACTAAAAAAAGCAAAAAGAAAGTCAAAAAACGCGCACCTAGCAGCAGGCAGCGCATAGCCAAACTAGAAAAAAGAGTTGCCGAGATAAATGCATTAATGCCTAGCGGAACTACACGGCAGCAGGGGATGTACGCCAGAGAGCTTCGTGAGCTGCTAGAGCAGATTCGTATTGAGAGGGTTCACGTTCTGTCGCAATACAGCCAGGTTGGCGTGTTCAAGGTTTCTGGCAGTTACGGCAGCGGTAAGAGATAAAAAGAAACCCAGGCTCGCTACTGGCGACAGCCTGGGTTCAAGGCTTTGATGTTCATCTGATCGCGGCTCAGCCCATCAGATAACTGTGCTTGGTGCTTTACGCTGCACACCCGGGTCAGTTGCCAACCCTCTGAACCGTTGAGGCCGGTTCATCGCTGCCTTCCATCTGGCCGGTGGTTATCCGGCAATGGAGTTAAATTAACCGGCGGTTTTGCATCAGGTCAACACCGGCGGTTAATTTATTTTCTTCGAGGCTGCGGTAAGCTTTGCTATAGCTGTATATCTATACAGTATCATTTGGGAGGATTCAGATGGGCAAACCGCAGAAGAAGCACGAAAACTGGACAGAAATGACCGGCCTAGAACGACTCGGCCTGAGAGTCTCCTCGATGATTAATCACCCGGTCGCGCAGACGCAACGCTGGGTGACGATTCATCAGCTCGACACCGATGGCGAGAGGGAGTGGGATGAATTAATGGGAGTGCTATCCGAAACGGACGGCATCGAAATGATCTTCAGCGACGACGGGACGGTTACGTTGAATTGGGAGGCTTGTACGGATGAGAACCCGCCGGTAGAGGTGTATGAGCCTTTAGACGAGCCGGCGCCGTTCTAGCTATCGTTAAAAAGCCCGCTGATGTGGCGGGCTATTCATTTAATTATGTTCCTGCGGACTCGGTGGTTGCGCCACACTTTTTTCAGGAGCAGGAGCAGGAGCAGGAGCAGGAGCAGGAGCAGGAGCAGGAACAGAATTGACGCTAATTGATTTTTTCAGATCTTCAATGCTCGATTGGAGACTAGCTACTTCTTTACCCGAATCAAAAAAACTTTTGGCGCCATAAATCATGGTTGCGTTTATTGCTAAAAAGCCGAATAACGCGGCTAACACAATTCCTACGATATGTCTCGTCGACTCCTTATTGGAGGCTTTTACTTCATCCAAATTAGTTGTGAGCTTAGCCTCAAATCCGTCGACTTTCGACGCTACGGACGAAATTGCAATACCCATCGACTCCAATTTCGAGTCCAAGACTCTATCTCTGTCTTCAAGTCGCCTGCTTGTGGCTTCGAATCTTTCCGCATAAAGACTGTCGCGAGCCTCCTGCTCGCGCCGATACGCGTCCGCGCGCCTATCTTCGGTGCGCTCCATCCGGTCTATGCGCTTATCCATCCGTTCTTCCATCTCGGATAGGGTTTTTCTGAGCTCTTCACGCGTAAGATCTATCATGTCTTGAGTATCCGCTGAATTCGCGTCTTGGTCACTCCGTTTTTGCATCGTTTGATTAGCTGATAACGATACAAATTTTGAGTCAGAATAGCTAGATAGTCTTTTTTTTATGTCTGCTAGTACGACAGTCTGGCTACTGAACTCTGCCGTGCGTGGGTTGAGGTGCTCAGCCCTTTTTACATCAGCTCCACCGGAAACTCCTGTGAAGTTACTTTTCATGGATATCTTCCTGCGGATTTTCCTTAACCCACGTATTTACAGCGGCAGCCTGAGTTAACACCAAGTAACCGCAATTTGAACAGCTTATACCATAGGATATCCCTACCAAATCACGCCCACGAATACCGTGCTCAAACTCAATTACTGGTGAGTCTTCATCCAAACCCTCTGAGCTAGAGCTGCCGCCTGTCAAACTTGCTTCGTTATGAACAGACCACGAGCCTGCGCCACATTGGGAGCATTTATAGTCTTCAGTTCTTTTCGCGATGATGAATCTGACAAAATCATAAGTTCGTACGGGTTCATTTTCTTCGTCTTCAGCGTTTTCTTTAATAATGTCAGTCATTTTCAATCCGTCTGTTGCAAATTTGTTTCATTGATTAGCGTCCGCCAGGGCGAACTCCATTTCAAGATCAACTGATCGTATATTTCCTAATTCGTCTTTTCATACCAGATGAGCATTCCAAACTAGCAAAACCCGTGCCTGAATGAATGTCATATCACGACGAATCATACGGTCTTTGTGCTTCGAGTTGTCGGAGATCATCTCGAAATGATCCTGATCAGCTACCTGCAGTCGCTTGATATAGAGGTGCTCATCCCACGAGAAAAGGTAGATCCCGTCGCCGGCGAATTCACGCACGCTGACGTCGACAATTAGCGGGTCACGGTGCTTGATGGTTGGCTCCATGGACTGGCCCCAGCCTGTAACGACCTTGAGGTGGTAATACTCCTGAAAGTCTAATCCAAGCTCGCGCAAGTGCTTAGGGCTTACTCGAACGTCCTTTAGAACTTCCGGATAGTCATGAGCGTTCTGGCCGCCACCCATTGCGCCCCTTATGTCGTAATGGGCGATCCAAACCTCATCACCGATCTGTGAGGTGCGCGGCAACGCAGCGGTAATTACGCTGTCGATTTCTGCTTCATTTTTATCACTGTCTTCTGCTGCTGAAAGAAGCCGAAAACGAGCTTCATCGGACAGTCCTCGACCTTGTCTCGCAAGCATCTGGCGGACCATCTCCGATGCTGAAAGGCTGCCGTCTTGCTGATCTGCGCTGGTCAATCCGGCGATCTCATCGGCAAGACGCCTGCTGAACCTTTCTACCGGCACGCCCAACAGCCTTGACAGCACGGTCGCGAACTTCGCATTCAGCGGGTTAGTTCCATTCAGGTACATGGCCACCGCCGCTGCTGAAATGTCGGCAGCTTCAGCCAAGCTTGCTTGCGTAAGCCCTAGGGCGTTTTTCTTTGAGACGAAAAGGGATTTTGCCGCTTCACACTCGGCTTTGAGTTCCGGGGACAGTTCTTTCTTTTTGGTCATTCGTGAAATTTAACCGTTGGTTAAGTTATTTGCGCTAACCGCCGGTATTGCATGAATATCAACCGCCGGTTAACATTCGAGGTGCACATTATCCTTGTCGGGCCCAGAAATGAAGAAGATGCCGTTGCCGGAATTGGTAGAGAGGATGGGGCAGGCCGCCGTCGCCAGGGCGCTCGGCGTTAGCTCCCCTGCGATTTCAAAAGCACTTCGCGCGGAGCGCGATATTCAGGTTCAAGAACACGCTGACGGCACTTTCACCGCTAAGGAGGTGAGGCCTTTCCCCTCACAAAATAGCGCTCTGGTGGGTTGAATTTTCGAGTTATTTCCATAGGAGAGAAAGTGATTTGGATTAGCTGTTAATTCATCCAGTGCTTAAAAACGCAGACATAAAAAAACCGCCTGGCAGGGCGGTTTAGTACAGCTTTATTACGAGGTGAATATTGATCAATAAAAACCCCGCAGTCAATGGTGGAGTGGATGGCGCGACACTTTTCGACAATCCAGAAAGTGTGTCTCGACATCTCACACATAGCCAATCCTACGCTATGAGTGCTGCGCTATTGACTGGCATCCAACACTCGTCCGAATCCAAATCTCAATTCCGCCGGGAATGCCTCAATCACCTAAAGGCGTCCCTGTCACCTGCCCAGGATGTTCTCGCATGAGTACCATCATCATGAGCCTGTGCTGGCCTTTGCAAGGCATGAGCGGTCCGCAAAAGGCAGTCCTAATTTCCCTGGCTGATAACGCAAATGACGAGGGTGTGTGCTGGCCTTCTATTGCCCGAATCTCTGAGCGTACTTGCCTCGCTGAAAGGACTGTTCAGGCCGCCATAAAGTGGCTTGGCCAAGTGGGCATTTTGTCTGTCCGGGAGCGGATGGGCCGGTCGACAATTTACACCCTAACCCCCGCATCTTATGTACCCCCGCAAGAGGCGCACCCCGCAGCAGATGCACCACCACCCCCGCAGCTCACGACACAAACCCCCGCAGCAGCCGCACCCAGAACCGTAATAGAACCATCAAGTGAATCATCACCTCTTGTTGGCGCCGAGCAACCAACGAAAGTTTCGAAGCCGAAATGCCCAACCCAGGCAATCGTCGATTTGTTCAACGCAACGATCCCGGAGTTTCCTCGGGTCATGTTGTTGACCAAGGATCGAATTGCCAAGGTGAACGCACGTTGGAACGAAAGCGATGTTCATCAGGATCTCAGTTTCTGGGCCGAGTACTTCGCCCTGGTGCGCTCCAGCGAGTTTTTGATGGGCAAGGTCTCGGCTTCTGGCGGTAATCCTTTCCGCTGCAACTTCGATTGGCTGATTGCCCCTAGCAACTTCGTGAAGGTCGTTGAGGGTAATTACAATGCGTGATCCCTACAGCCTGGAAGCCGAACACGGTGTACTGGGAGCGATGTTTCTGCGCCCTGAGCTGATCGACATACTCGCTGCCGACTTGTCGCCCGAGGACTTTTACTACGAGGACAATGCTGAGCTGTATCGCGGGATTTTGGCCTTACACGGTGACGGCCACCCGGTCGATATCGTGACCGTCGGTGTTTATGTTGGTGACCTGCCTGGGGGAGCAAGTTCGTTTGCCTACGCGGCAGAAATTGCCCGCAATACGCCAAGCGTTGCAAACGCCGCTTCCTACGCCGGAACAGTTCGTGAGCGCAGCCTGGATAGGTCGATCATCGAACTGAGCGTGCGGATCAACGACATTGCCTACGGTGACCAGCCAGCGGCTGACAAGGTTGCAGCGGTACAGGCTGAGTCCCACGCTATCGACAGCCAATCGGCGACATCCGAAGTGGTCAAGGCTGAAGACTTTCTCAACGACTACATCGAGGTGCTGCAGGCCCGGGCTGATCGTGGTGACGAAATTGACGGCCTGTCCACGGGCATTCCTGATTTGGACGAGAAGCTGCAAGGGCTCAAGCCTGGCCAACTGATCGTGATTGCTGGCCGTCCGGCCATGGGCAAAACCACGCTCGCCATGAACATCGCGTCTCACGCGGCTATCCGTGATGGCAAAAGCGTGATGGCGTTCAGCCTGGAAATGGATAACACGGGCCTGATGGATCGCTTCATGGCTTCCGAAGGGCGGGTGCCGTTACAGCTGATCAAAAATGGCAAAGCCCCGAACACCCACGGCGCCGAGCTGATGAGTGCCGCCGGCAAGCTCAAGAAGTCGAATCTGTTCCTGTCGGATCGCGCGTCGATGTCAATGAATCGACTGCGCTCGGCGGCTCGCCGCCATAAGCGTCGGTATGGCTTGGACCTCATTGTCATCGACTACCTGCAACTGGTGGAGTCCGACTCACGCACGTCCAGCCGTGAGCAGGAAGTCAGCCACATGACGCGCACCGCGAAGCTTATGGCTCGCGAGCTGGGCGTCCCGGTGATTCTGCTCAGCCAGCTCTCCCGCAAATGCGAAGAGCGTCCGAACAAACGCCCGCTTTGTTCTGACCTGCGCGAATCCGGCGCCATCGAGCAGGACGCGGACATCATCCTGTTCGTGTACCGCGACGAGGTCTATCACGAACACTCCGAAGCCAAAGGCATTGCTGAAATCATTATCGGCAAGGGCCGTGATATTGCCGGCGGCACCGTGCGCGCCGCTTTCCACGGTCAGTACAGCCGATTCGAACAGCTCGCAGCGGGCTGGGTTGAGCCGACCAAACCCGAAAAGGTCAGCAGTCTGGCCGGTCGTTACAGAAAGGAAAAAAACTGATGGTACCGATTCGCCTGGCCGTTCCGGTCCCGGCCAATTACCGCTATGCGGTGCATTGCTGCGGCTTCAAGTTGGACATGGACGTCCTGCCTGACCATGCCGTGGCTTTGTTCGCTGATGAGGCCATGGCCAAGCGCTACGGCGACTGGATGTGGCCATCGACTTTTGAGGTCGTTGACCTACTTGCCCGAAAGGAGGGCAACGTTTGAATACCCTAATCAAAACCCTGACAGTAAAACTGTCGGATGCCGAGATTGTGCGCAACGCCAAGCTCGAGCATGTGCGTGACCTGCGTGATGCCGGCCACCCTGCATTGCACTTTCGTTTCGCCAAAAATCGTACTCGTGGTTCTTGGTACTTTCTCAATAAGCGCCAGTGGCACCGTATTGGCGCCTTTCCCGACCTGAACACCAAGCAGGTGATCGCAGCGTTGCCGGCGGTGCGCCTGCGCGTGGCAGATGATGGAGCGGCCAGCGTGTCGGGCTGGCTGACCGTTGGCGAGCTGTTCGATTGGTTCGGCGACCGCATGGCCAAGTCGCGGGCACTGTCTGACAAGCGCCGCGCTGCCATCAAGTCTGCGATCAACTGCCAGCTCAAGCCGCGGCTGAATGATCTGCTGCTTCGCGATGTCAACGCCCAGGCCCTCGACCGGTTGCTGATGTGGCCGGTGCAGGCTGAGCTGTCGCTGTCGTATGTTCAGCAGCTGTTTCGTCTGCTGGCGATGGCCTTTCGTCAGGCGCGCAAGCTGGACCTGATCCTGGTTAACCCGATGGCCGAGATGAAGTTCAGCAACTTCACATCGGCACGCATTCAGCCCAAGCCCGCCCGGCTGCGCGATGTGCAAGTGCCCGAGTTAGTGACGCTGCTGGCTGAGCGATTCGACAGCGCGCCAGGTGACGCCATGCTGGCCTTAATGATGCTGTGCCACGGCACCCGGATCGGTGAAACCCGCCAGGCGCGGTGGGCTGACGTTGCACTGCCTGAGCGTGAGTGGTTCTTGCCGGCGGAACACACCAAGAGCAAGACCGAGCTGCGGGTGCCGCTGACTGATCAAGTGTGCGCACTGCTGCGCCGTTACCGTGACCGCCAGACTGCCCAGGGCTACACAGGGGCCTTTCTGTTCCCGTCGCACCGTGGCAAGCCGCTGAGTGATAACCAAGCCAGTGCCGTGTTCACTCGGTTGGGGCAGGGCGCCTGGACCAGTCACGATCTGCGCAAGGTCGCCCGAACCGCCTGGACAGACCTGGGCGTCGACGGCCACATCGGCGAGATGTTGCTGAACCACTCGCTGGGCAAGATTGCTTCCACGTACATCAACACCCAGGCCAAAGAGCAACGCCGCCTGGCCTTGGTGAAGTGGCACAGCTGGTTAGATGCGCGTGGCTTCAAGGCGATTCACGCGCAGACAGGCGTTAGATATGAAGATTCGCAAAACATCGTAGACGCCTTGAACGGCGGGGCCTGCGAGCCAGAACCACAATTTGTTAAGGGCGAGGTTTGAAAATGATCAAAATGCAGCATAGCCCCGCCTTCAAGGTCATCCCGATTCCGCTGAAGTGGTGTCCGATATGTCAGGGTAAAGCGGTCAGCTCGAGGGGGCACGAACTGCCCTGCGCTGAATGCCACGTTTTCGGCTGGGTATCTGCTAAGACGGGCGAACCGCTGCCGGTCGATATATTGGAGACCCAGTTCAACCGCCGTGGCCCAGGTGCCACCAACTTCACAGGGGATTGAGCAATGGCCTTCACTCCTAGCTTTAAAGAGCGCACCGCCGAGGATCTGCTCGAGCATTGGGGACGCTGGGTTGTCCTGGGCTCTGGTGTGTCGTGCTGCGCCTCTCGTGAGAACACTATCCTTTCGCCGATGATCACCGATGACGACGCGCTGCTGATCGATGGGCTGATGGGGCGGCTACTGAAGCGGTACCCCGAATGCGGTAGGGTCCTGATGACGTACTACACCAGTAGAGATGCTTCGCTGATGGAGGTTGGCAAGAAAATGAAGTTCGGCGAGGAGAAGACGCGTGGACTCTGGAAGGCCGGTATTGCCTGGATTGATGGGGCTTTAGATATTCGTCGTCAAGCTGCTTGACAGGACCGGGGATGATATATAGATTTCAGTTACTTTGCGGTTTTTCCGCGAGCAAAGCCCGACCCTAGAGTTGGGCTTTTTGCTGATAAAATTCAAAAATCTTGTTCAACGCTTCGCCGAATGAAGGGCTCATGGACGATAAAGAAGCTGTAGAACTGCTGATCGAATCAGAAGACGATGCATTCCGACTCATCGACCTCGCCCTGAAGGGTGAATTCAAAGACAAGAATGTCTCCTTTGATTTTCAAGGCTGGCCAAACTTTGAAATAAACATCAAGGGTGAGCGATACCACAGTACTTTGCCCAGTGGCGTCATGAAGGGGCTCGTTGAGTATCAAGGAGTGCTGAACAGGGCGTATGCACTGATCTCAGAAAGCACGTCGGCTAAATCTCTATCCGAAGACGAACGTAAAGATCTTGAGGTCGTGTTTGAGGTTTCTCAGGGCAGCTCGGAAATTGTTGCAGCAATAGCTGATCAATTTGGAACATTAGCGGAGCAGGCCATGTCAAGCATGTCGGGCGATCAGCTTGTCATTACAATTCTCGGGCTTGGGCTTATTTTCGGTTTGTCTAAGTTCGCATTGGGTAAGCTAAAGCAGGACGGCGACCTTAAGGCAGAGAAGCAACGCTTGGATTACGCCGAAAATATCCTTCAAAAGAGCCTAACGCTGACCCAGGTGAAGGCAGACCTTAATAAGTCTATGTTGACCGTCGTCAAAGGGGCTTATGATGCAGAGCACCTGCGTTTAGGTAGCGTTGATTTAGACGAGATGGATATTTTAAATCTCACGCAACGGACCAGGTCAACCAACCAGAAAGTTAGAATTGATGATCTGTTTCTGGTGAAAAAGTTGGAGACAGCTTCCGATCGTTGGAAACTTGTGTTCCAGCACCCAACGTATGGACTCATAAACGTCGTATTGTTTAAGAGCCAGGAGGCCGAACGTGTTCTGGATGAAATCCAAATTGCTTTCCGTTCTGAGAGTGCGGTGCATCTCTATATGCTTGGTTCGTTCAAAGGCAACAAGCTTGTGTCAGCAGCAGTCATAGGTACCCCAACCCTTGGGCTGTTGTACAACGACGAAGACGCTTAAAACTAAATCCCGAAACTTTCTAGCTATTCCGAGCCTCGGCACCTGCCGGGGCTTTTTCGTTTTTGGCTCCGCACTACTCGTCGCCCTGGGCGAAAAGTGGTGCTGGGGCTGATCTATTTACTCCCAGAAAGGGAGGAACCTGAGATGCCAAACATGCCAGAAAAACCGGATACATGGGCGGTAGCGCTTGCCTGGTTGAGCCAGCATTCGCCAATCTTCTATGCGGCTTCGCTGTCCTGCGCCATGGCGGTTCTTCGAATTACATACGGTGGAGGTACGCGCCGTCAGATGTTGGTGGAAGGTGCGATTTGTGGAGGCCTGACACTAACAATCATCAGTGGTCTGGACTTCTTCGGCCTGCCTCAGAGTATGGCTACCTTTGCTGGGGGTTGGGTTGGCTTTTTAGGAGTGGAGAAGGTTCGTGCAATTGCGGATCGTATTACCGATTTCAAGCTGCCGAGCCGTACCCCGTAATAACGGGCGCCGCGTATTCGCCAAGCCAAATCCTGTTATGCATTAGACAAGGAAACCGGCTAATGCCCCCAAAGGCCAAGCGCCCGTGCCGTTCGCCAATGTGCCCGGCCAAGATCCAGGCCCCTAGCGGCTACTGCGAACAGCATGCCTACCTTGCCAGCGGCTGGGCCAAGCCCGGGCGGGGAACTGCTGAGCAACGCGGGTACGACTGGGAGTGGCGCAAGAAGCGCGCCGCTGTCCTCAAGCGTGACCGCTACCTGTGTCAGTGCGAAGACTGCAAGGGTTGCACCCTTCCAGCATCAGAAGTTGACCACATAACACCTAAATCCATGGGCGGAACTGACGATTTTTGCAATTTGCAGTCGCTAAACGCCGATTGCCACAAGGCCAAAACGCAAAGGGAAGCGCTCGCTGCACGACGATGACAGATTTGTCTATATTCGCCGAAAAACGTTGAAATTGCGGAAAAATTACTGTTATGGAGGGGGCGGGCAAAGTCTCTACAGCTTTGCGCCTTCTCCACCGTTCGCCCAGCCTTTTACGCGCGACCGCGAAATTAAAAAATTCGTACTTTTGGAAAAATTGGGGGGTTCCTGTGGGCCGTCACGCCAAACCGACCGCCTTGAAAGTGATCCAGGGCAACCCTGGCAAGCGGAAACTGAACAAGAACGCGCCGTCACCCGACGCGCTAACGCATGTGCCTGACCCGCCTGACTGGTTCGGCGAAATCGCGAAGAACATCTGGCGTCAGGTTGCGCCCTGGTTGATCGAGGCCAGGATTTTGACTGGTACCGACATGCACAACCTTGAGGCGTTTTGCATGGCCTACCAGCGCTGGCGAGAGGCCCAGGACGACATCACCAAAAACGGGATCATCGTCATGGGCGCCAAGCAGGAAATCAAAAACCCTGCCTGCACCGTCTCCAATGAAACGCTACGCCAGATGGCCGCTTATGGCGGTGCGCTTGGACTTGATCCTGCAGCCCGGGCGCGCCTCAAGCCTGGCGGTGAACAGAAACCAGATAACCCCTTTACCGCGCTGCGGGGAGGCAAAGCCGGATAACTAAACCCTATGGCTAGCTCACCAAACGTCAACGCGGCGAACAAGTACGCCCGCGACGTGGTGGCGGGCAAGATTGAAGCGTGCAAGTGGGTCCGCGCCGCCTGCAGGCGTCATCTGGGCGACCTGGCGAAGTCTACTAAGAAGGGCTACCGCTGGAAGTTCGACAAGGCCGAGGCCGAGCGCGTCTGTGTCTTTATCCAGTTGCTGCCGCACACCAAAGGCAAGTGGGCCGGTAAGCGGCTGCTGATCACCCTGGAGCCGTGGCAGAAATTTATCTTCTGCTGCATTTTCGGGTGGCGATCCAAGCGCAATGGTCTGCGCCGCTTCCGTGAGGTGTATTGCGAGATTCCCCGCAAGAACGGCAAGAGCGTTATTGCGGCTGGCCTCGGGCTATTCATGTTCATTATGGATGGCGAGTTCGGCGCCGAGGTGTACTGCGGCGCGACGACAGAATACCAAGCGCTTGAGGTTTTCCGGCCGGCGAGTCGGATGCTTAAGAACACGCCGCAACTGATTGAGGAATGCGGCGCCGAGATAATGGTGATGAACCTTTCTCTGCCTGATGATGGCAGCCGGTTCGAACCATTGGTTGGCGATCCTGGCGACGGTAGTTCGCCCAGCTGCGCCATTGTCGACGAGTATCACGAACACGTTTCGTCGGCGCTTTACGACACCATGATCACCGGCATGGGTGCCCGCGAGCATCCGCTGATGTTTGTGATCACTACGGCCGGGTACAACCTTGCCGGGCCTTGTTACGTCCAGCGGGGCCAGGTCAAGGACATGCTGCTGCACGCCCTGGGCGAAGGCGGCATAGAAAACGATGAGCTTTTCGGGATCATCTACACCATTGACGAGGGGGACGACTGGCAAGACCCGAAGGTGTTGCGCAAGGCGAACCCGAACTTTGGTGTTTCGGTTGGTGATGAATACCTGTTGCGCATGCAGGCGAACGCCAAGCGTTACCCGTCACAGCTGAACAAATATCTAACCAAACATTTAAACGTGTGGGTTAGCTCCCGGTCGGCCTGGTTGAACATGTCGGACTGGGCGGCGTGCGGAAATCCTGAATTGACCCTGGAGCAATTCCGGGGCCGTAAATGCTGGATCGGGGTCGACCTGGCGAGTAAGTCAGACATTACCGCTGTGGCCCTGGTGTTCAAGGACAAGGACGAGCGCGGCCGCGATGTGTGGACGGTGTTCTGCAGATCGTACCTTCCCGAAGGCGCGATAGAGCGCGCGAGCACGTTTAAGGATGCCTACGAAGGCTGGGTGGTGTCTGGCGAGCTGCTGACCACGGACGGTGAGGAAACCGACTTTGATGTGGTGCGCGATGACATCAAAGACCTGGCCGAGATGTTCGATATTCAGGAAATCGCCTACGACAAGTGGCGAGCCACTCAACTGGCGCACCAGCTGCAGGCGGACGGCGCCGAGGTGGTCGAGGTCGGCGGCGGCATTCAGACCATGAATATGCCCATGCGGGAAGTCGAAGCGGCGCTGGTTTCGCGGCGCTTCAATCACCCTGCGAACGGTGTGCTGTCGTGGATGGCGGGGAACGTGACAACCAAGGAATACCGAGGCTGTTTGACTCCAATGAAGGAAGACGAAGGCAAGGGCAACTTGCGCAAGATCGACGGCATGGTCGCCATTCTTATGGGGATGAGCCGCGCAATGCTGGCCGACCAAGCGCCCGGCAGTCTTCTTGACAGCATGACTGACGATGACCTTTTAACCATGTGAGCCCCCTATGAAAAATTGGCTTCCTGAACTGATCGGGACGGCAGGCTATGGCCTGTTTGTTGCCGGGCTGTACGTCCAGTTCGGCCCAGGCTGGGCGCTGATGGCCGGCGGCTTCCTGCTGCTGGCCGCCGCGATCAAGGCGGTTCGGAAATGATCCTGGGCGCGATGTATGAGAACCGTAGCAGCCTGGAGAATCCCGCTACCAAGATGAACAGCCAGGAACTGGGCGAGCTGCTGTGTGCGGGGAACGGCATTGCTGTTAGCCCCGCGACGGCGCAGCGTCTGACAGCGGTTTATGCGTGTATCTACGTGCTGTCCAGCACCATGGCACAGCTGCCGCTGAGCGTGCTGCGCAAGGTTGATGGGCGGATTGTGCCGGCGACGGATCACCCCGCGCACTACCTGCTGCACGATGAGCCCAATCAGTGGCAAACGTCCTACAAGTGGCGCGAAACCAAGCAGGCGCACACCCTGGGCTGGGGTAACGGCTTTACGCGCCTGGTGCGCAATCGCCGTGGTGAACTGCAGGCGCTGGAAATGTGCGAGCCCCAGGTAACCGACCTGGTGAAGAACGGCAACCGCTGGATCTACGCGACGCAGGATGACGATGGCATGCCGCTGGCGGTTGCGCCTGAAGACATGGTGCACCTGCGCGCGATTGGTTCCGGCCGGCGAATGGGCACCAGTCCAATTCGGCAGAACGCCGAAACAGTGGGCCTCGGCCTTGCTGCTGTGCGTTACGGCAAGGAGTTTTTCGAAGGTGGCGGCCGCCCTACAGGGCTTGTCACGCTCAAGTCGGAAAAGCTCACGTCAGATGGTTGGGAGCGCCTTAAAAGCGTCTGGAACAGCGCGGTAATCAAGCTCAAGCAGTCTGAAAACAAGACGCTGCTTCTGCCGGCGGATCTGGATTACAAGGCGCTGACTATCGCGCCTGAGGATGCGCAGTTTCTGGAGACGCGCAAGCTGACTCGTAGCGAGATTGCCAGCATGTTCAACGTGCCTTCTCACATGATCAACGATCTTGAGAAAGCCACGTTTTCCAACATCAGCGAACAAGCTATCCAGTTCGTCCGGCACTCGGTAATGCCCTGGGTCAAAAACTGGGAAGAAGAGCTGAACCGCCGGGTTTTTACCCGGGCAGAGCGCCTGGCCGGCTATTACATCAAGTTCAACCTGGCCGGCCTGCTGCGCGGCACCCCGAAAGAGCGCGCCGAGTTCTACCGCATCGCAATCCAAGACGGCTGGATGTCTCGCAATGAGGTCCGCGTACTGGAAGACCTGAACCCGATGGCCGGCCTCGATTCGATGTTGCTCAACGTCAACACCACGTTACTGGGCGCTGACGGCAAGCCGTTACCCGTAACGCCAAAGGAATAACCCATGAGTGAGTTTGAGAAACGCATGCTGCCCGCGCAGCACTGCGAGCTTCGTGCTGTGCCGACGGAAGAGGGCGGCGATCAGAATTCATCCCCGCGCATTGCCGGATACGGCGCTGTATTCAGTCAGCGTAGCGACCTGCTGGGCGGTTTCTTTGTCGAGATTATTGCCCCTGGTGCATTCGATGACGTGCTGGGCCAAGACGTACGCGGACTGTTCAACCATGACCCCAACTATCTGTTGGGGCGCACCGTCAGCGGCACGCTGCGTCTCTCGGTAGACCAGCGAGGCCTGGCCTACGAAATCGACACACCCAACACACAGACCATTCGTGACCTTGTTGTGGAGCCCCTGAAACGCGGCGACATGAGCGGTAGCAGCTTCGCCATGCGTGTCGCCCCAGGTGGCGACACCTGGCACGAAGAAGACGGCGTGGTGGTTCGGACGATCTACAAGATCGCCGAACTGCGCGACGTGGGCCCGGTGTCATTCCCGGCATATCCCGATTCAAGCGCTGCACAGCGCTCCCTGGACGCCTGGAAACAGGCGAAAAACGAAGGCCTTGAGGGGCGCGCTCAGTTTGAGCGTGACGCCCGAGAGCGCCTACTTGACTTGAACGACCTTTAAGCCCTTGGGGGATTTATGACACTGCAACAACTGAAAGAACTGTACGCCCAGAAAGCCTCTGAAATGCGCAGCCTGCACGAAAGCACCGGGGACGAGGCATGGACTGGCGAGGTCCGCGCCAAGTGGGAGGCGATCAAGGTTGACCTGAAAGCCTTGAAAGAGAAGATCGAGCGCGAAGAAGAACTCCGCGAAAACGATCAATCCTTTATCGAGGAACGTGCCCGCCAAGGCGCCCAGGGCAATCAGCAGCATCAGCAAGAGCTTACGGGCGCTGAGGCTGAGCAGCGCGGCGCCTTCGATGCGTTCTTACGTCGTGGCGCTGAGCATTTGACTGCCGAGCAGCGTTCGGCGGTATTTGCTCTGCGCGCCCAAGGCGTACAAGGCCCCGAAGCCGGTGGCTATACAGTGCCTACCACACTGCAGGCGCGCGTGATCGAAGCGCTGAGCACCTACGGCGGTATTGCGGCCGTGTGTCAGTTGCTCAATACCGACAATGGCGCGCCTATCGCCTGGGCGGTGAGCAACGGCGGTGAGGAAGAGGGCGAGCTGATCGGCGAGAACAAGCAGGCCACCGAAAAGGATGTTGAGTTTGGTATGGGCACGCTGGGCTCCCACACCATTAGTTCGAAAATCATCCGCGTCTCTGAACAGCTGCTGCAGGATTCCGGTATCGACATGGAAGCCTTCCTGGCCGGCCGTATCAGCAAGCGCTGTGGTCGCACCCGTAACCGCCTGATCGTGCAAGGCACTGGTGCAGCTGAGACGGATAGCGCGCCGGCCCAGCCTAAAGGCCTGGAGGCGGCCGTAAGTGTGGGTAGCGTGACGGCCAGTGCAGCCAAGTTCACCTGGCAGGAAGTCAACGGCCTGATTCACTCGGTCGATCCGGCCTATCGTGCGGCCCCTAAATTCCGCCTGGCCTTCAACGACAAGACTTGTCAGGCCATGGAAGAAATGGTCGACGGCAATAACCGTCCTCTGTGGCTGCCGGGCATCGACAGCGACCGCCCGGCGACCATCCTGAAACAGCAATACGTGATCGATCAGGCGATTGCCGACATCGCCGCCGGTAAGAAATTTATGTATGCCGGCGACTTCAACGAGCTGATCTTGCGCGCCGTGCGCAGCTTGACCCTGAAACGCTTGGTCGAGCGTTACGCCGAGTACGGCCAGGTGGGCTTCCTGGCCTTCCTGCGCTTCGGCATCGTCCTGCAGGACACTGCAGCCATCAAAGCGCTGCAGGGCAAAGGCGCTGCAGCCTAAGCCTGGAGCGGGGCCGTGCAAGCGGCCCCTGTGTGCGCATGTTGACGCTTGAGCAACTTAAGCAGCATTGCCGGCTTGAGCTGGACGACACCGAGGAAGACGAGTTGCTGCAGGGTTACGGCCGTGCAGCGCGGCGAATGGTCGAAACTCGCACCGGCCGCAAGCTGGTGCAGGTCGAGCTGCCCGCCGATGCGCCGCCGGATGCTGCCGGCGATTACGACTACCTGCGCAGCCTGTTGCCGGCAACGGCGCCGGGAAACGCGTTACCCGTAACGGATGACGTAACCCTGGCTATGAAAATGCTGGTCGCGCACTGGTACCGCAACCGCGAAGCCGTCACCGAAGCCACTGCAACGGGCTCACGCGCTTTGCCGCTGGCCTTTGAGGCGTTGGTAGGCCCTTACAACTGGATCTCGCTATGAAGCACCCAGCCGCTGGCGAGCGGGATAAACGCATTGAAATCCGGGTGCGCAGTGACAAACCCGAAAATGACGCTGATTTGGTGTCGGGTTACATCAGCCGCGGACGGCGCTGGGCGCTGCTGGAACCGCTTGGCACGCTGTTGGTGCATAGCGGTATTCAGGTCAACAAGAAGATCACCCACCGCCTGACCTTCAAGCGCCTGCCGGGGATTGATGACCGGCATGAGGTTGTCCAGGGCAAACGCCTGTTCCGTGTGGTGGGTGTTGGTGACGTGAACGAATCGGGCATTGATACGGTGCTTGAGGTTGAGGAAATTACCGGCAACCCGGCCAGCGCGTCGTCCATGCCAAAGCGGGATATTTACGATGAGTAATTCTGTCGGCGTTGATGGCTACTTGCATATTGAAGGTTTCGAGAAGTTCGACCGCGAAGCCTTCGACAAGAAGAAAGTACGCGCCGGGATGCGCAAGGCTGGCCGCCTGGTAACGGGTAGAGCGCAGATGAACCTGGCTTTGGCCCGTGGCGCTGCAGGTTATCCGCATGTGCGTACAGGGCGCTTGCGGGATTCGGTCACGTTCAAGGTGTCGCGCTCCGGGTTCATGGTGAAGGTTGCCCCGAAAAAGACCAGCGACATGCAGGCCTTTTACCCGGCCTACCTTCACTACGGGGTCAAGCAAGGCGGCCGCATCAAGGGCCAGGCCGGTGGCCGCCGCGCACGTGGTGCCCGGGCGGATCTGGTGGCAGCCCGCCGTGCGGGGGGCTGGCGGATTGATCCGCGTGACAACTACATGGCCGACGCCCTGCAGGATTCTGCATCAGACGTGCAGAAGATCCTGGGCGCCGCTTTTGCGGACGGCCTTCGATAGCCGCAACCCTTCAAATAGCCCCGTACTCCGGGGCTTTTTTATGCCTGGAGTTCAATGGTGAAGCTGATCCCAATCATCAAACACTTGCGCAATACCTGCCCGACTTTCATGCGCCGCGTGTACGGCGGCCTTGATTGGGACCCGGTCGCTAAGAGCGTGAAAACCGATATGCCGGCGGCCTATGTGATCTGCATTGGCGACTCTGCAGACCCTTCCGATGTGTCGGGGATGATTCGTCAGAAAGTGCGCGATGCCATCGACGTAAACGTTGAGGTGTGGTGCGAGGACGAGCGCGGCCAGGGCGCGGCCGACCTGATCCACGACCTGCGTGCTGAGTTGTGGCGGGCGCTGGTGGGGTTCAAGCCTGGCGGCGACGGTTCGCCGCTGCAGTACGACGATAGCGAGCTGTTGCTGATCGACCGTTCTAAGGCCGTCTACCGCTTTCGCTTCTTCACCGAATTCATGATCGGCCGCACGGAGGTCAAGGGCGGCCAGTCACTTGGGCCGCCGGAAACCTGGCAAGAGGTTGAGCACGACGGCCTGCCCCAGTTTGAGGGGGTGAACATCGTCATGAATGACCCCAAAAAATCCCCAGCCGGCCCAGGTGGCCGGATCGACATCTAAGCCCGCGAGGATCTGAAATCGTGACGCAAATCTATGTGAAACCAATGCCCGGCCGGGATAGCCCCGACCCGGCCAAGGGTGGCGCCCTGCTGCCTGAAAAGGGCGACAGCGTGCCCCTGAACGCTTATTGGCAGCGCCGTATCAATGACGGCGACGTGGTGAAGGCTGAGCCCGAAAAGGCCCCGAAAGCAACCAAGGCCGCCAAGCCAGTCGATAACGGGAGTGCTGAGGCATGAGCGTAAGTTTTAACCAAATCCCTGGCGACATCCGGGTACCTCTGTTCTATGCCGAGGTCGATAACTCGCAGGCCAATACCGCCCAGGAAAGCCTGCGCCGTCTGATCATCGCCCAGGTGAACGATGATGCAGACAGCGAAGACATCGGCCGCCTGGTGTTGGTGTCGCGCACAACCCAGGCCGCGCTGATTGGCGGGCAAGGCTCGATGCTGGCCGCGATGCATAAGCGTCTGCGCTCTATCGATGTGATGGGCGAGGTTTGGTGTCTGCCGCTGAAAGTGGAAACCGGCGGCGCGGCGAAAGCCACCGTTACCGTAACGGGAGCGGCGACGGAATCGGGCTTGCTCTATCTGTACGTGGGCGGTAAACGGGTGCGTTCGATTGTCACCGCCCAGGCCAGTGCCACGTCCGTGGCGGCGGCACTCGCCAAAGCGATCAACGATGACATTGATCTGCCCGTCACGGCTGCTGCAGTTGAGGCGGTTGTGACGCTGACCTGCAAGTTCAAGGGCGAGCTTGGCAATGACATCATTCTGCAACTGAATCGCCTGGGCCGTGCCAGTGGTGAGTACACGCCTGCTGGCCTCACCGCGACGACTACGGTGATGGCCGGCGGTGTTGGTACACCGGAAATGTCGGTGGCCCTGGCTGCTCTGGGTGATGAGCCTTTCGAATTCATCGCGCAGCCCTGGACGGACACCACCACGCTCGATGCGTGGAAGGCGACCATGGATGAGAGTGCCGGCCGCTGGTCGTGGTCCAAACAGCTCTATGGGCATGTGTACACCGCAAGGCGCGGCACGCTGGGCCAGCTGGTGGCTGCAGGGCGCGTTCGCAACGATCCGCATATCAGCATCGGCGGCTTTGAGAAAAGCCTGCCAAACCCGGTATGGGAGGTCGCAGCACAGTTCATGGCCCGTACCGCCGTATTCATCAATGCGGACCCGGCCCGCCCAACGCAAACCGGCGAGCTGGGTGCAATCCAGCCGGCGGCGGCCAGTGACCGTTTCTTGATTGATGAGGCGCAATCGCTGCTGACCAACGGGATTGCCACGTTCAACTATTCCGGTGGCGCGGTGCGTATTCAGCGCGCCGTTACGACTTACCAGCGTAACGCTTACGGCCAGGCTGATGACTCGTACCTGGACAGCGAGCCACTGCACCAGTCGGCGCATGTGATTCGCTTCCTGCGTACGCGCATTACCAGCAAGTACGGCCGGCACAAGCTTGCCAATGACGGCACGAATTTTGGGCCGGGCCAGGCCATCGTTACGCCGAACGTGATTCGTGGTGAGCTGATCGCGGCCTATGGCGAGTTGGAGCGCGCGGGCCTGGTTGAGAACTTCGAAATGTTCAAGGCCAACCTGATCGTGGAGCGAGACCCGAACAACCCGAACCGTTTGAACATCCTGTTCCCGCCGGATCTGGTGAATCAATTGCGCGTGTTTGCGCTGTTGTATCAATTCCGCTCGCAGTACCCCGAAGCGGCGTAAGCCGAAATCTGAACACCCAGCCCGCCATGTGCGGGCTTTTTCATGGGAGGCCGTATGGGCCAAGCAGTCGCAGGAACCTGTTACATCAAGGTCGACGGTAGCCAACTGGTGGTCACGGGTGGCGTAGAAGCGCCCATCTCCAAGGTCAAGCGCGAAACTATCCGCCCGGGTTACTTCAAGGAAGAGGACGTAACCCCTTTCGTAAAAGTCGACGCGGTGAAAACGCCGGGCCTGGACCTGGCGAAGATCACCACCAACACCAACATGACCGTGACCGCCGAATTCAAGGATGGCGGCGTGTACGTGTTGAGCGGCGCGTACCTGGTGGATGACGCCACGGTCAATGGCGACGACGGGAAACTCACCCTTAAATTCGAAGGCATCAACGGAGATTGGCAGTAATGACCACGACAGTACACAAGCTGAAAGTACCTATCACCGCGCACGGTGAGAAGCTGGCAGAGCTGGAAATCCGCCGTCCAACCACCAAGGAAGTACGGACCATCAAGGCGCTGCCGTACACCCTGAGCGAGAACAGCATGCCCGTGGTGGAGCCTGATGTGGTGTGCAAATACATCGCAGTTTGTGCCGCGATCCCTCAAAGCTCGGTTGAGCAGCTGGACCTGGCCGACCTGAATTCGCTGGCGTGGATTCTGATCGGTTTTTTCATGACTCCGGCGTCGACTCCGCAGACCGCCTAATCAGCCTGGTCTATGACCTGGCGTATTTCTGGAAGGTCGACCCCGACAACATGATGGGCCGGCCGATGGATGCGCTGCTTGAAAGTTTTGAGCAAGCGCACCGGATCTTGAAAGAACAGCAGCAGGTGGATTAATGGCCGATAAGTTTCAGCTAAAGGCGCTGATTACCGGCGTCGACAAGCTGTCGCCGATGCTGGGCACCATCCGTAAAAATGCCATGGGCTTGCGCAAGCAATTGAACAGCTCTGGCCTCGGCAAGATCACGTTTATGGATGCCGTGCAGGGCGGCGCCATGGCGGCGCCGTTCGTGATGGGCGTCAAGGCCGCTATAGGCTTTGAAAGCGCCATGGCGGACGTTAAGAAGGTGGTTAACTTCGAAACGCCGCAGCAGTTCAAGGACATGAGCCAGGATGTTCGCAACCTGTCCAAAGAACTGCCTATGTCGGCCGAAGGGATCGCGGCCATCGTGGCGGCTGGTGGTCAGTCCGGCATTGCACGGGAAGAGCTGAATGCGTTCGCGCAGGACGCGGTAAAGATGGGTATTGCCTTTGACACCACGGCCGAAGAATCCGGCTCGATGATGGCGAAGTGGCGCACCGCGTTCAAGTTGAATCAGGCCGAAGTGGTGGGGCTGGCCGACAAGATCAACGAGTTAGGCAATACCGGCGCCGCAAGCGTTGGGCAAATCTCCAAGATCGTGACGGCCATCGGTCCGCTGGGCGAAATCGCCGGCCTCAACGCCGGGCAGATTGCAGCTATGGCTTCCTCTTTGGCGGGTGTAGGTATCGCCGAGGACGTTGCCGCTACTGGCATGAAAAACTTTGCACTGACCCTGACCGCCGGCACAGCGGCTACCAAGTCGCAAAAGGACGCGTTTAAGGCGCTTCGCTTAGATTCGGCCGCTATCGCAAAGGGTATGTCGGTTGACTCGGAGGGCACCATTAACAAGGTGCTTAAGTCGATTGGCAAGGTCGAGAAAAGCAAGCAGGCGGCCGTCCTGACGCAGTTGTTCGGCAAGGAATCGGTGGGGGCTATTGCGCCGCTGCTGACGAACTTGGACACGCTGCAAAAGAACTTCGCGCTTGTGAACAACGAGCAGAAATACGGCGGTTCGATGCAGAGGGAATATGCATCCAGATCGGCGACCACGGCGAATGCCTTGCAACTGATGCAGAACCGCGTAACGGACTTGGGCATATCGGTGGGTAATGCGCTGCTGCCGCCGCTCAATGATTTTCTTGGCGTAGTCGGGCCGATCATATCCCAGGTATCCGACTTGGCTGCGGCCAACCCTGTGTTGATTCAGACGCTTATTGGTGCTGCGGTTGGCTTTACCGCGTTACGCCTTGTCACGCTGTCAGCCACGGTTGCAATGGGGCTTATGAACGCCGTGGCGACAATGAGTCCTATCGGACTTGTCGTCCGAGGCATTGCTATTGCGGCTGGGCTTCTGATGGCTAATTGGTCAACCGTAGCGCCGTACTTCCAGGCGATTTGGGAAAAAATCAAAGGGCCAGCGATGGCGCTTTGGGCCTGGATTAAGAACGCCTTTAGCTACACACCGCTTGCCCAGGTGATTGAAAACTGGGGGCCGCTGACGGAGTTTTTTGCAGCGACGTGGGAGCTGGTCAAGGCGCTGTCTGTGCCGTTCTTTGACTTCATGAAGTCGGCTTTTGACTTCTCCCCGCTGGGTCTGATCATCAAGCACTGGGCGCCGATCACTGCGTGGTTTCAGAGCCTGTGGGAAACCATCAAGCCGATCATTGAGCCAATTCTGAAGTTCATGGGTGGTGGTGAGGGTGGCCCCGGAATCATCAAGACCGCGACCGATAAGGCCAAGACCTGGGCGGAAGAACAGCGCGAGAGAAACGCGGGTGCTGGCGGCGGTACCGGGGCCTTTGTCCAGGCGAACGCAGTGGGTCAGGCAATCAACACCCAGGCGGCGCGCAACGCGTCCATGGGTGGCCTGGATGCAAAATCCCTGCTACGTGCCCCAGGGGCGCCGTCGATCAATCAGCAGGCCGCAGCCAACCAGCGCAACAATTTGGAAGGTTCGCTGCTGATCAAGATGGAAGGCGCGCCGCCAGGTACGCGCGTGGAAGGCTCCACCAATCAGCCAGGCCTAAAGGTCGATTCGCAATTGGGCACCCGTACCCTTTCGAGGTAAGCAATGGCTACTTGGCGCGAGCAATTAAAACCGGCGTCGTTTCGGGGGGTGCCGTTTCACGTTGAATCGGAAAGCACCCCCGTAGGCCGCCGGACACAGGTGCATGAATTCCCCCAGCGCAACCGCCCTGAGGTTGAAGACCTGGGCGAACAAACCCGGATCATCAAGTTCACGGCGTTTGTAGTGGGGGAGGATTGTTTTTTTCAACGGGACAACTTGCTGCAGGCGCTCAATCAGCCCGGTCCTGGGACGCTGATTCATCCGTGGTACGGGCAGATGTATGGCACCGCCACGGATTGTTCGGCGGGCCATGCCTGGAATGAAGGCGGGGTCACTCGCTTTGAGCTGATGTTTGTTGAAGGGGGAGAAAAGGGCTACCCGGCCGGCGTGCCAAACACGGCGCGTCAGCTGGAGGCCGAGAATGAAAGCCTCTTGGATTCCGCGATTGCGCGGTACAAGGCGGCAATGGCCCTGGTCAACAAGGCCCGCCTGAGCGTCAAGGCGCTGCAGAACGGCCTGGCCGGGGTACAGATGTTCATACAGCAGGAAATCAGCCAGATAACGGGACTGGTTAGCTCTGTGGTCACGCTGGCCGACATGGTGGCGAACTTCCCCGACAACCTGGCGAGCATGCTGCAGTCGCAGTTTTCCAGCATGTCCACCGACTTTGACCGGTTCAGCCTTTCGCGGCGGACTGCCGGCAGTAAGCTGGCCGCTGCCCAGGGCATTGCGGCACTGCCTGCGCCTGCAGGTGGAGCGGCCACCATCGCGGCCGTAACGGCCACGCGTGACCTTGTGCGCGACGTGTTGATTATTGACGCGTTGCGCATTGTCGCGTCCATGCCGGTGGTTCAGGCGCCGGCTGTACTGCCTGGCGTTCCTACCCTGGAGCAGCAAGTAGCAGCGCCGATTGAGCGTGCCGAGGTACCGGTAACTGACGATGTGCTGTCGTTGCGTGATGACATCAGCACAGAGATTTGGGACGCGCAGCTGCAGGCCCCTTACGCGCACTTTGAGCGCCTGGACAACGCCAGGAAGTTGGTCAGGGCCCACCTGGCGGAAGTTGCCAAGGCCGGTGTCCGGCTGATCGAGGTCACCCCGAAACAAACCCTGCCGGCGTTCGTGCTGGCTTACCAGCAATTCGGTGACGCATCGCGCGCCGATGAAATCGTTACGCGTAACGCCGTGCGGCACCCGGGCTTCCTGCCACCGCTGCCGCTGAAAGTCGCCCAGGAGTAACCCTATGGACCCGCAAAACGCTGTGACACTGAGTGTCAACGGCATGGATTACAGCGGCTGGAAGAACGTCAGCATCACCGCATCCATTGAGCGCCAATGCCGAGACTTCAACGTTGGTGTGACGTGGAAGCTGTCCGAGGACGTGCCTATTCCGATTCGCCAGGGTGACCGCGCTGCCGTACGCATTGGCGCCGATCATGTGTTGACGGCGTATGTCTTCAAGACGCCGATCAGCTATGACGCCAGGCAGATTACCCGGGCCATCGCCGGCCGTTCAAAGACGGCGGATCTGGTCGACTGCGCCGCGATCAACAAGCCCGGCCAGTGGCGAGGCCAGAGCATACAAACCATCGTGAAAGCCTTGGCGTCGACCTACAACATCGAAGTCGTTAGCCAGGTGCCCGAGACCAGCAAAGTCACGGATCACACGATTGAGCCGGGAGAGACGGTTTTTGAATCCATCGACCGACTGCTGACGCTTTCCCGGTTGTTGTCCACGGACGACGAGCTGGGCCGCCTGGTGATCGTTTCCCCGGGCAGCGCAGGGCGTGCGGTCGACCGCCTGGAGCTGGGGCAAAACATCCTGACCGGTAGCACTGAGCTGAACTTTTCCGGGGTGTTTTCGGAATACCGCGTGATAGGGCAGCGCAAAGGCACAGACGACGAGTCAGGCACTGCAGCGTCTGAGGTGGCTTCGACGGTGGCCGACCCACGGGCGCCGCGCTATCGGGTGTTGCAGATACAGGAAAGCGGCAACCTGACGCCTGAGCTGGCCCAGGCCAGGGCGAATTGGGAGCGTGGCAACCGCATCGGTAAGGCGCTGACGCTCAAGTACAAGGTTCAGGGGTGGCGGCAGTCGAACGGCGCGCTGTGGCGGGTGAACCTGATGGTCCGGGTGGTGGATCGCGCGTTGGGTATTGACCGCGACATGTTGATTAGCGAGGTGCAATACAGCCTCGACGAAGGGGGTACCACCTGCAGCCTGTCGGTTGCGCCTGCAGAAGCTTTTCTGCCCGAACCCAAAGACCCGCACAAGTCGCGCAAGCTCAAGAAGGGCGGCGCAGCGGACAACTTTGAATACCTAATTCCCGCCGACTGGAAGCCCGAATGAGCAACCTAAAAAACATTCTCGTGCGCGGCACGTTGAGCCTGGTGGACGGCCTGAAAAAGCTGCAAGAGCTGCAGGTGAAGTTGCTGGCCGGAGAGATTAAGGACGGCATGGAACACTTCGAGCCCTACGGCTTCACGTCAAATGCCAATGCCGGCGCCGAGGTGCTTGCTGGCTTCTTTGGCGGTGACCGCTCGCACGGGGTGGTGATCTGCGTTGCTGACCGCCGCTTTCGCCTGCAGGGCCTGCAGAGCGGCGAGGTGGCGCTCTACACCGACGAGGGCGACAAGCTGCACTTTAAGCGCGGCCGGGTGATTGAAATCGAAACCATGACGCTCAAGGTCAAGGCAGAAACGGCGGTGGAGTTCGACACGCCGGAGATTCGCACCACCGGCAAGATTGTGTCTGCAGGTGACCAAGTGGCCGCCGGCATTAGCCAGGTTAAACACGGCCACACCGAAGTCATGAAGGGCCCTGGCGTCTCCGGCCCACCTGCAGCGGCGGGCTGACCATGGCAGTCGTCAACGAAGAAGTGACCGAAAGCGTCTGGCGGCGCGCGGCTGTGGTCAGCTTGCTGACCTGGCGTCGTGCCGGCGCGGATGACGCCCTTGATGATGCTGAGCGCTACGGCTGGTGGGGTGACAGCTTTCCCACGGTGACCAGCGACCAAATCGGCTCCCGCCTGTGGCAACTGCGCCGTCGCACCCTCAATGCGGACGCTGTGCGGGACGCTACGACATTCGCCCGGGAATCGCTGCAATGGATGCTCGATGACGGCCGGGTGACGGCCGTCGACATCACCACTACACGCGGCGTTGATCGCCTCGACATGCGCATCGTCCTGGTGTTTCGGGAAGGCGCACCGCTGGAACTTTCTCTAGATAACTTGTGGCAGGTGATCCATGCCGTTTAACACTCCGACCATGCCCGAGTTGATTAGCCGGGCTCGTAGCGATCTGGCTGGCTCTAGCGCACTGCTGCGCTCTGATGCCGAAGTGCTTGCCCGGGTTAACGCTGCAGCGTCCTACGGCCGCTACGCACACCAGTCGTATATCGCTGATCAGATTCTTCCCGACAAGGCTGATGAGGACACCTTGCGCCGGATGGCGCGGGCCAGGCTCAAACGCGACCGGCTGCCGGCGGTCGCGGCAACCGGCCCGGCTAAATTTACCGGGGCTGTTACGGCTGCGCTCGATGCCGGCACGCTGCTGCAGCGCGAAGACGGGCGCCGCTTTCGGGTTTCGTTATCCGTAACGCTGAGCGCCCCTGCTGGCGTCGTCTCCTTGGAGGCCGTCGACGCGGGCCAGCTTGGCAACACCCCGGCCGGTACCGTGCTGCGCAGCGTTTCACCCGTTGAAGGCGTAGCGGACACGTTCACCGTCCTTGAGCCAGGTATTGCCGGCGGCACTGAGCAGGAAAGCCTTGAGGCGCTGCGCGCCCGGGTGATTCGTTCATATCGGGTGGTGCCACACGGCGGCAGCCCAAGCGACTACGAAACCTGGGCGCTTGAAGTGCCTGGTGTTACCCGGGCATGGATTCGCCGGCACTGGATGGGCCCCGGCACGGTAGCGGTGTTCATCGTCAGGGATGGCGACGTAAACCCCATCCCAGGGCCTCAAGCGCTGGCCCTGGCGCTTGCTTATATCGAGGGGGAACGACCGGTAACGGCTGAGCTGGCCGTCTTGGCGCCTGTGGAGAAGCCCATTCAGTACGAAATAAAACTGTTGCCTGACAGTGGCGTCGTGCGTGCAGCTGTCGAGGCTGCGCTTGTGGATCTGCATAACCGCGAATCAGATCTGGGCGGTACGTTGCTGAGTACGCATATCCGCGAAGCCATCAGCGGCGGCACGGGCGAGAAGGATCATGTGTTGTTCAGCCCGGCCGGCGACGTGGTGCCAGCGGCCAATGAACTGCCGACCTTCGGGGGGATTCTATGGCGATAAGAACATCGGAGGACTACTACCACCATCTGGTGGCGCTGCTGCCACCTGGTCCGGCTTGGGATGTAGAGCTGGTACCTGAGATTCGGGAGCTGTTGCAGGCAGGCTCTTTGGAACTGGCTCGCGAGGATCTGCGGCTTTCGGACCTTCTGGCCGAGAGTAACCCGGACACGGTGCGCGAGCTAGTGCCCGACTGGGAACAGGTGATGGATCTGCCGGACCCCTGCTTGGGTGAAAACCCTGCGTTTGAGGACCGACAACTGGCCGTGCGGCGCCGTCTGGTTGAAGTCGGCGGGCAAAGTCCTGCGTTCTTTGTGCAGCTCGCCATTACCCAGGGTTATCCGGAAGCGACTATCACAGAGCATCGGGCTCCGCGCTTCGGTGCCTCTCGTTTTGGCCGCGCGCATTTTGGAACGTGGGCTGCGCAGTTCATGTGGACGCTAAACACGGGCCCGCGCCGTCGTTTGGGCCGACGCTTCGGGGCTAGTTACTTCGGCGAGCGGTTCGGTGTGAATCCAAGTGGTGCACTTGAGTGTGTGATTCGTCGAAGTGCGCCCGCGCACGCATTGGAATTTATTAATTACGGGTAGGTATATAAGTGGATTATCCAAAGAGTGTTCCAAACGTTGGATTAGTAGGTGGTAAATTTGTTGATGAAAATACCTCTACTGGTCAAGTAGGGTCTCTTATCCCATCTGCTTGGGGGACAGCAGTAACTGACGAGATTATTAATGTCATTAAGGCTGCCGATATTGACCCTAAGGAGAATGAAAACAATCAACTTTCGGTCGCTATTAAAGAAATTATCAAGAAAAATGCAGCGCCCAAGGGGACAAAGTTATCTGACTATGGAATTACGGATGGAATTACTTCTGAGCAAATGAGCACTGCGTTGGCTGGCAAGGCTAACAAAGCTAGCACAATGTCCGGCTACGGCATCACCGATGGGATTAATGCTGTGCAATTGAATGCTGGTCTAGCACAAAAGTGGGACCTGGCAACCTACCCACCGTCTCAATACATAAAAATGGGGCAGGCCATACCGTCAGGGTCAAATCCGGTATTTCATTCCACGGGCTTTGGGGCAATTGCCGCCATCCCAGGAGGTGCGGGAGCGCTCCAGGTTAGCGGTGGTGATGCCCCGTCATCGGCAGTCATATGTTTTCACCGGCCTGGTTCCTACGGTGTCATGTTTGGGCTGGACACCGACAATCAACTCAAACTTGGTGGATGGTCAGCAGGGACTGTTGCTCACACTATATGGCACTCAGGAAACAGACCTAAGGATACTGCGTTGCTCGCGCCCAGCGGCTGGAGCAAAAACGCGGATACGGGTGAGATTAAGCAGTGGGTCGAAGTTTTAGTCGATGACATCTCGTCTTTTAAACTGTTGTCCGTGTCGTGGCCTTTTCAGTTCCCTAACAGTTTCCTTAATGCCCAGATAACGTTCCGAATTCCGCTAGCTTCTAACGTCGGTTGTGTAACGGTTGGTTCTTATCATTCAGCCACCACGTCGGGTTGCACGATTCGAGTGGAGGAATACGCCGCCGTCTACCAAAATGGAATGGTTGCAATCATTGAGGCAAGGGGTTACTAACTAATGAAGATTTTCTATAGCGCCAAAGACAATACTTTTTTTAATGAAGTATTCCACGGTCCTCGCACTATTCAAGTCCCTGATCCTGAATGGGTGCGGCCAACGGTCTCTGTTGCTGATCCAGGATGGTCTACGCCCTCCATCGAAGTGCCTAATCCGGCGTTGGTCGAGAGCGACGACGTGACGCCTAAAACTATCTGGGTGCTGGATTCGGATGCTGTGGCCCCAATGATTGATGTGCCAGATAACGCTGCTTCACCGCCGCTGATTACTGTGCCCAACCCCGCGTGTTTGTTGCCGCCAGCGTTGGAGCTTATCGAAGTTTCCCAGGATGAGCATGACGAGATATTCCGTGTTCTTGCGCTTGGCGGTTCGGTCCTTGCGCCTGGAGAAAACGGGCGCCCGAGTACTGCTCCGACGGCTGGGCCTACTGTGGAGGAGCTGAAAAGCCGTGAGCGTGCAATTCGCGACCGCGTGTTGCTGCTCACAGACCCGTTGATCTCCCGCCACCGTGATGAAGTGGAGGCTGAGCGTCTTACGACCCTCACCGCCGAGCAGTACAAGCAGTTGCAGGGCTACCGCCAGGATCTGCGCGACTGGCCCGAGTCGGTGCAATTTCCGGGATTTGAGTACAGACCTGAACAGCCTGCGTGGCTGGCTGAGTTGATCCAATAACGCCCCGCACTGACGGGGCGTTTTCTTTTCTGTCTTTGAGACCACATATATGCCAATTACACCGCAACAATTGCTGCAGATCCTCCCGAACGCCGGCCGCCAAGCCGGCGTTTTTATTCCCGCCTTGAACGCAGCCATGAACCGCTACAAGATCGTTGGTACGGCCCGTGCTGCTGCATTCATTGCCCAGGTCGGGCATGAGTCGGGTCAGTTGCGGTGGGTGCGCGAGATCTGGGGACCCACGGCGCAGCAGGCCGGTTACGAAGGTCGTGCCGATCTGGGCAACACAGTGCCGGGCGACGGCTCCAAGTACCGTGGCCGGGGCCTTATCCAGATCACTGGCCGGGCGAACTATGCGGCGTGCGGGGAAGCGCTGGGCTTGGATCTCATCAGTAACCCTGAATTGCTGGAGCTGCCACAGCGCGCGGCAATGTCGGCCGCCTGGTTCTGGTCGACCAAGGGCCTGAACGCGCTGGCTGACCAGGGCGAGTTCGTGAAGATCACCCGGCGCATCAACGGCGGCATCAACGGCCTGGAAGATCGCCTGCAATTGTGGGACATGGCGAAAAAGGTGTTGGCATGACTGCCGGGCAGATCCTGGCCGCGATCATGCTGGCCGTAGTAGTCAGCGCCGCCGTCACCTGGCAGGTGCAGGACTGGCGGATGGGCAAGCACCTCGCAGAGCAGGACGCCCTGCACAAGGATGACCTGTCGTTGATCGGTGCCGCCGCCGCCAAGCAGGCACGAGACGAAACCTACAAGCGCCTGACCCTGGAGCAAAAGCTCGCCGGCCAGGACCAACAACACACCAAGGAATTATCCGATGCCCAGCGCAACCAGGCTCGCCTGCGTGACCAGCTTGCTACTGCTGATGTCCGGCTGTCAGTCCTCATCGAGAATCCAGCCAGTGGCTGCAACGTGCCTGCCGCCTCCGGCGCCGTCGGCGTGGTTCATGCAGCCCGTCGAGCCCAACTTGACCCAGCGCATGCTCAAAGAATTATCGCCATCACCGACGCCGGCGACCGGGGGCTGATCGCGCTGCGGGCGTGCCAGGCGTATGTCAGGGCGATAGCTCGCTGACCGTCTGATCAGTCAGGAGCCATGAGGACAGCTAGGGTCAGCTTGATGAACTCTTCGTTCTCGTCGATGGCGTGCAGAGCGCCGCGGATGTTCTCAGCCACATCGGCGGAGCCGCGCTGCTCGACCCAGTTCGATAACTCCATGATCGAGGCTTCGAGGGCCAGCTGGTTTTCGTACAGCTTGGAAAGCAGAGAAGGGAGCAGGTCTGAGTTGGGCATCGGCGTTCCTCTGTTGGAGTGAACAGCTTAGCAGCCGGTGTTATTTGGATAGTTTGTGTTCGGTCTGCAGGACGCCGGGGGAGGGGGAAATCGTTTCCGCAACCTGATGCGCGCCCCTTGATCTGCGCGGCTTACAGGTCAGCTAAAAATCTCCATTTGCGGAAACGATAAATAGCTAAAGTGTTGATTTATATAGTTAACTCGGCAGTCTTGAAAACCGGCGAACGTTAATAGCGTTCCCAGGGTTCGAATCCCTGGTTTCCCGCCAAGATTCAAACGAAAGCCCCGCAATGCGGGGCTTTTGTGTTTCTGGGGTTTGGCGACCTCGGGCTTTGGGGGCGGGCGATGACCATTGTTCTTCGCGCAAAAAACCAACCCGGTGTCGAGAACTGTGTGAACCCATCCGCATTAACCCGTATGCACAAGGAACGATGCTAATTAGCCATGCTCCAACCATCCGTGCCAAGCCTGCCCAGTGGGGGCATGGCTCAATCGGCTCCGCGTAAACGGCGGCGTGCGCTACTCCATTACAAGGACGCAAGCTTTATGCAGTCATCCCCCTCCCAAGCGCCTTCCGCCACCGGCGAACTGATCGCCAGTTTCCGTCACGGCAAGGGTTTTCTGATTTTCAGTTTGATATTTGGCGTTGTGTTGTTAGGTCTCGCCGGGTTTGTGTTGTATCTGGGCACGATCCTGCCACCGGGCAATGAGGGGCCGGTCAGTCTCCAACCGTCCCGTGGCATGGCCTTCAGTTTCAGTAACCCACATACCTTGATTTACGCCACCAGCGCTTTGCTGGCCGTTCTCGGGCTTGGTGTATTTGCCGCTTACGCCTGGCACAGGAAACTGCGCGCGCCGCGTTACACAGTGTATGAGCACGGCATCGAGCGCATCATCGACGATCAGCGGGAATACACCGCCTTTGCCGAGATTGACGACCTGTATCTGTTTGGCTCCGGGCAAACCGTGCTGACCGGCATGATCACCAACGTGGCCTACCGTCGTAATGCCACCGAGCCGTTTCATCGGGTGATCGAGAGCCTCAAGGGCTTTCACGACTTCCAGCAGTTGGTCCGTGAGCTGCACGTACGCGCACGTCTGCCGGGGGTAGTGGCGACGCTGGAGTCGGGCGGGGCGGTCAGGTTCAATTGCATCAGCTCCGGGCAGGTCTGGGGCAAGCGTGTCACCGGCAACTTCCTCAAAATCACCACGACGCCGATTGTGGTGAGCCAGGATTTTCTCGAATATCAGGGGCGCATAGTGCCGATGTCGTCGCTGCGTACCGTCGACCTCAACGCCTGGACCGAAAAGGTGGTGATCAAGGACGAGAGCGTCAAACCCGTGTTGTCGACCATCGCCACCGGCATTCTGAGCCACGATCTGTTCCTCAATACCCTCGATGCCGTGTTTGCGGCTGAAGAACAAAAACGTGAGCCGGCAGCGTCAAGGATGAGTACTAAACGATGATCTATCGCGGCGCAGGCTGGCTGACGCTGTTCACACCGGTGGCCATGGTGTTGTTGCTGATGGGGTTGTGGCCCGACCCCAGCGTCAAACCCGGCAATACCTCATTGATGCAACTGCTGATGGGGGCGGGGATTGGCTCGGGTATCAACACCGTGCTGGGCTTTGTACTGAATCGGCAGGTGCATGAAGATGGCGTGCGCCATCACTTCTTTTTCATGCCCATGCAGTGGCCGGCGCTGGCGATCATGATTGTCTGCGCGGTGATTGCCCTGCTCAAGTAA